TAGATTACATCATAAAGCCGAGGAATTTTCATAACATCATGACATCCACTCTATGAGACCACCTTTACAAACCGACAGCAGTAAGGAGTTTGGGGAAGTTAGGGGTACCGAGACCAGTGACATTTTTTTATTGTATAAAATATGTGAAATAATAGCACATAGAAACATAGAACATAATTCAGAAAAAATCTCAAACTGTTCATAGAGGTAAAAGGAAGTAAAAAGATCTATTTTCGGTAGCATAGGTCGGCCATTGCCGCTCTCTCTCATATTCCGTTCTCTCGTTCATTGCATAAGCTTGGCTCTGCAGATCGGTAAGTCGGGGGAACTCTTGGTTCTTGAGTTGCTCGAGGATCTCGTCCTGTCCTGTTCGTTGTAACCATCTCAAAACTTTCCACTTTGGTTGAATTTCTCGATCAATAACTATCTTCTCATACACTGTTCTGCATAAGGAGTAGAATCGTTCGTTCTGTCCAAGTGACGCTTGAGCAAGGCCAATGGCTGAGGCTGCGAGCCTGCCATAGTCTTGTGGTCGTTCGGGGAAAAACAAGTGTCGAAGTAGATCTTCATCTGTTCGATATGCTATTCCCATCCGGTTGAAGTAACTAAGGACTGACATTCCTGTAACTTTCCGTTGTATCTGTGACTTTTTGATATTTAGCTTGGCGTTAAAGTAGTGCATTGCACTGTCTTCAAGCTGGTCGAGGAAGTTATTCCCGTATAGCTGAAACATCCTTTCAAAAAAGGCGACAATTGAGTCGTCTCCTTGAAATCTAGCCCAGAAGTGTTCGGAGTCAACATTGATTCCAAGTGATAGTAAACATGTATATAACATGATCGCATTCGCGAATGTGTCCATCAATTGGGTCTGTTGATATCCAGAGCCGAATCCGTTCCAATTCCATTTCCAGAGTTGACCATTAGGTAACATGATGGGCGTACCAGTTATGGCTGCGCACATCCATTCCCATAGTCGCTCGATTCGTTTCGAGTCTGAAGGGTTGGCGTTCGGATATTGTGAGGTGGGTTCGTACTTCTCGAAATCAAAATATGATCTCCAGATGTCGTGAACTATCCTTATCAGCTGATGAAGCAAACGCTTATCAAACTGTGACCAATCTATTCCTAGAAAAGTCGAAGGTGGTCCATTGGCGAAAATCTCTCTTAAGAGTTTTCTCCAGCCTCCTCTGCTCATTTCTCTTCCCCAAAGCATTCTTCCACGTGTTGTATTGAGATAGGTCGCTTGTAGTGGCCAGATGAATGGAAGTTCAGTCTGTAGTAGTAGCTTGGTAGCTCCAAACACAGCTCTGATCTTATCCGGTTCGTCTTGTCCGACGACGTGTGATCTCGCGTGAAGTGCATTCCACATGTATGGCTTTGGTTTGCCATCTTCGGTCCAAAAAGGAGCTTGTCCTTCTTTGATCTTGTGGATTAGAGGTCGATTGTAGATGAATATCTCATCGTATAGGTTGTGAAATGATCGAGCGGAATCGTTTGTGAGTCCGATTGATTGTTTCCAACGTAGATAAGAGTCTACTTTTGTCATTTTTGACCATTTCCGCAGTTTCCTCGATTTCTTCTCGGTGTTTTTTGGCGCTTGACTTTCTTAGTCAACTCTTCGATCCATTGGTAAGAATTCAAAGTCTCTGTTCGTCCAAGGTGCTTCCGCTGAAACTGATGTGTTCCAAGGATAGTATCTTAGATCAGGGTAGTGCACAGGGTGCAACACTCTGTTCGGTCTAAAGTGTTCAGTCACAATTTCAACAGCTTTGTTGAAGTATGTGTCGATAGGGATATCGTGCTTAGGCTGTTCTGAGCGCATAAAATCTTCGATTAATGCATCATCTGAAAAGTCTGATCGTCTATTGGTTAAGACTTGTGCGATTTCCTCATTCGAAAAGAACTTTGCCATTTGTCGTTGAAGC